CGTTAAATGAGAGCCGGTTGTCGATTGCAGAGTCTATTATTTTTCTGAAATCGTCCTCGAACAAGTAAGACAAACTCTGGTTTCGAGTTTTCCATAATTTATAATAGTCTTGAGTTTCTTCGGACAATAATTCTGCAGAAGAGAGAAATTCTCCTCTAGCTATTGCGGTTCCGTGTTCGTTTGATGACAAGAATACCGAAAGAAAATATTCTTCCAACTCTTTACGAGTGTATTTTTTGCTGAGATCGCGAAAAATATTGCGATCCTTTCTTTTCATATAAGAATCTTGGCGAATTGTAATCTTGCCTCGATACTTTATATAATCATACGCATCATTTTTTGTCGAAAAGTGACTTTTCATTGCAATGAAAATTTTGTAACATTCAAAATCGTCCATTTTTCTGCTGGCCATTACCAGATCCGACCTCACAACGGCAGTTGTGTAGCGGTCTTGGCCATCATGTTAAGATTCTCGGCCTCATATTGAATTTTTTGTTTCAGCACAGTACTGAGCAGCGAATTAATACTCTCATAATCTAAATCATTTTCCTTGCAATACATGATGATGGAATCCATATAAGATTCTCGGGTCACTCGAACATACTTTTCAATTTCTTCGCTAAATTCTTTTTGAGACATGGTTTTTAACATATTTGGAGGTTCCTATCGGTAAAATATATGAGCACCAATCGTGGCGGTATATTCCCGCCCAGAATGGAATTTAGAGTGAACATAGTCTGCATGATACCATAACGCACCGCTAGACGGATCATTGTGGCGACGTGAGCCATATTCTACAGTAACCATCGCGGCTACGCTTACTGCACCTTTCCATGCAGCCAGATTCAGAATTTTGTCAGACTTTCCATCGCAATACCAAGAAAATTGACATTTGTTTTTTATAGGGAAGAATATCGCATCATCAGGATCGTCGGTCATTTTAGTTTTCCAAGATTCTCGATGCTTTCCCTGCCTTACTACTCCGCATATAGTATCGGGATGCGTCTTGTCGAATACTCTATTGAGCGTAACGTATGCTACCGCAATTTGACCCATGACACTTTCATTTCTAGATTCGAAGTAGATATTTTCTGCAAGACAGGTAACCTCTTCGTCAAACGAATTGCTGCTGTCTAGTATGGACGGGACTACTGTACTAGGAATACATGCGCCCAGGACAAAGACATATCTCAATATACGCTTCATGCAGAGATCTCCTACATACTGTTAATGATTGATAATTATATACTATGTACGAGAAGTTGTCAACAACAATTTAATTAATTTGTAGATAATATTGCAATATTATCTAAATCTTCTAAATCGCAAATGCGTTTCTTAGGGAATGACGTGGGCCCTGCGTTTTTTGTGGAATTATAGGGGCTATGCTCTTCTCCGTCCCAATTTAAGTCTATTAATTTCAACTGGACCTGTCGGTAGTCTTCCACTGCAGAGTTTCCTTATGAGTAAATTATTTTTCTAGGGCCTCCAGTCTATTTTCTAATTCATCCATTTTTGCAGATACATTTGGATATTTTTTTCTCCAATTGTCTTCTGCATCTAAAACTTTTAAATTATACCGGCTGGCGGCCCAATCATATAGAGAAGATACTTTTGCAAAGAACCATTTTCCTGCCGCAGTGTTTTGAAACCAACTGCTTGAAGCACTTCCGATTATACTACCAGCGATAGATTGAATTACCCATATCCACATATTTAGTACTCCCTTCCGTTTTTTTTGAACATTAAATGAAGAATATATAGAAATTATTAAATCCCATATATTCTATTATAGTATTATTTACTGTCTTCCAACCATTCCATTTTTGGTATAATATTCATCAATCATCCCGATCAGCCCGCCAATATGATCATCTCTTCGAGAAACATGTACTTCCGGATGAATTTCATTATCTACTGCCGCAATAATAACTACCTGAGATACTGGAATTTTTGTTCGTTCCTCGAACATTACTGCATACCCCGCAGCTTGGCGAAAGTATTTGTCGAGCTTGTCCCCCCCAAATGCGCTGAGGGGTCGCTTAGATGTTTTGAAATCTATGATGGACAACTTGCCATCAAACATCGCAATGCAATCACACCGCCCAGCGATTCCTAGATGATCCGAATACATTGCGTATTCTTGAGCATAAACGTCTCCCACTCTTTCGTCGAGAACGGATTTCATTATACTAAACATCTCTAAGTCGCTAGGCATAACTCCCTTTTTAACGGGAAGATTATTGATATAATCTTCGCACAACAAGTGAACATTGGTTCCGCGACGCGATGCCTTGAGTGAAACTTTATTTGCTTCCTCTTCTCCTACTCGTTTACGCCAGGCCATGATGGCATTCTTGCTAAAATAAGAAATTACTGTAGTTATAGAAGGGTATTTCCCTCCACTCTCAGTAACATACCACCGCTTTCCATCTTCACTTACAGTCTTCAATTCGAATTCATCTGATTCGAAACTTACATGATTAAACATAATATACCTATTTTATTTCAGATTTCATTGTTTGTATCATTTTTCCTATATGATGATAAAACTCATTATCTACCCCCAGCTGTCTATCTAATGTCGCCTTGAGGGCCATATTGATAAAAGTTAGATCTTCTATCGTTGACGAGTCTGCAATATTGAATCCGGACTCGTCAATCGCAGTCACAATATTTTCCATCAAACTGTATGATATATTCCTGGCGTATTCTTCTGCTCCGACATATTTCCGAATACTATCCAAATCTTTTGCGTTGATGAATTTTCGAATTTCAAAAAGTTCTTTTGCATCTATTAGTTTCCCCATGAATCTCTCCCTAGATCATCGCCCCTGCTGCTCTTTTGGCCTTATCCAGAACTCCTCGCTTAAAATCCTCTGGCAGCTTTTTAACTCCCAGCGCAACAGGATCTCCGACATTTACTTGCTTGATGGTCTGAGATACTGCGGGTTCTCCACATCTAAAACACGGGGCCTTGAGTGGAGTATTTCTTTCGGAGATTTTTAGTTTTTCTTCAAAACTATAATCACACGAATTACATATGTATGTGTATGTCGGCATATTATTTCCTATGCAATACTGGAATAGTAAGTCGTTATTTCATGATCCTTCAACAAAGACATAAACGGCGCTTTGGAAAAGATTGATTCTGACATTAGTTTAAATCTAATCCATTCAAAATTTAAGAAAGAATTAGCAGTGTACACTATTTTCTTCTTCTTGTCCACTACTTTTATTTCCCCCATATGCCGATAGAATAATATGGGGAGCGGCAGGGCAGGAACCAGATCTGCTCCATGGACGTGACGATATATATTAGACTTTACATTTTTAGCGTATTTCTTATTTCCTACCCTAGGCTGACCATAAGTATACACCTGACAAAGATATTTCGATCTTGCAGCTGCCACTGTAGCTAACGCCCCGCCCAAACTATGTCCGCATATATAGACTAAGTCTCCGGATGCGTGTATAGAATCTAAATATATTTCAACGTCCGTCCAAATTTTATCCAAAGCCCCAGCAAACCCGCTATGAACGATTCCCTGCCTTTCTGCTTTTTTCGGAATTATATTAATGTCAGATAGAATATCTTTAAATTCTGTTGGTTCGGTTCCTCGAAATGTGAGAATGATACATGTCCCAGTCTTTACTACTAGTGCTTCGGTGGCGTCATTGTCAAACGTCTTGAAATGAGATTTGCTATACTCGGATAAAGCATTTTCCACAAAATGCTTGTTGTCGGTCTTGTAGGCCAAGGCCGAGAATAATGCTAGCTGTTTAGCTACAGACACAGAATATTTATCCGTCTTTTCGATAGTTTTATATTTTTTGAATTCAGCTTTTAAGTTTATTTCCATTATACATCCTCATGTTATTACTAGTATTTATAGCAATATTATCTAAGCGGGCCCTCGGCCATTCTTCTGCTCGCCATAGTTCAAAATCCGACACCTTTTCGACAAACATCTTCCCAGCAAGATGGTCTATGCCGTGAAGGAAACCTCTGGCATCGTAGTCGTAAAAAAAATCAATTATTTTTTTTTGCTTCTCGTCATAGTACTCGACCTCGATAAATTCGGGCCGCGGGACAGCTAATAGTAAGTCGGGACAGCTCAAACATCCTTCAATCTCAGTCAAACTTTTGTCAGACTTGGATATTATTCGGGGATTGATTGCGGTAACTAATGCACCATTAGACCTTTTCATTACGAATATTTGAGCATCTATTCCGAGTTGATTAGCGCTTAATCCTGATCCAGCTTCCCAGAACATCATATCTATCATCTTCAGACTCAGTGCTGGAGCATCATACAGCTCGTAATCAAAGTGACGGGCCCTTCTAGTCAATTGCTTGCTAGGAGTCTCGAGCAATTTCAATTTTTTGTAAAAAAATCTATTTTTAAAATCTGGCATAAAAATATTTAGTATTCGTGTTTCCCTGACTCGACAGAACGTCGAATTCGTAGAAGAGGTGCGTTTAAGCGGATATGGGGGAACTGTGAGTGCTAGTATTGGTAGCCGGTAGAGGGATCTAAGATCCCCATCCCGACATTATTATACGAGTAGCACAGTTATCCCAATGCATGAATAGCAGCGATCGATGGCGAGAACGCCAAAGTGATATAAAATAGCATTTCTAACTTGGTCATAATCGTTGCCGAAAATCTAGATTCGTAGTTAGAATTTGAATCAGTATTAGTTTTTTTATGTTTTTCCATCAATTTTTTATTTTTTGCCTCCAAAAGACAGTAGTTAATGTTACCCGAGGTAACGACAAGTATTCATATTCCAGCACGATAAGCTTGCAGCAATTTGTCATCAATTCATGACAGCTGCCCAAGTATCTTACTGGCCACAAATAGCGGTTCTGTCCAAATCTTTGTCGATGTCAAGATTTAGACGAATTCGTTTATTTCTAGGTTTTGATGTGATGATGAACAGAACGAAGGTATTTATAATAATTTTATTTTTCATCATCCGACGGGTTTAAGTGCTGCTTTTTTTTGTCATATACTTGGAGCTTGCCGAGCACTAGGCCATAAGTGTACTTGTTGGTAATGACAAACATGCCGTCATATTCCGTTATTTTTTCTTTTTTGTCAGCCTCTATCCGACTTACTAGCTGAGACAAGGAGCTCCACGACTTCTTAGTATATTCCAATCCCATTACGACCCTCCATGCGAAATGCTCGGGTTTCTGCCAAGCGAGATCAATATAACACCATCATAGTTTCGCTCGGAATTCTTCGAGAATTTGCAGTAGTAAGCACACCATCAACCTCTACAACAACTCGATAATAATCGACTCGCTTTACCACGTCCTCGACAAAAACCGTTGCGCATTGATTTGTAGTGACATATTCCGCAGCAGTTTCTTTGCGTTTGCGACTAATGCCATCCCCTAAATGAGCGCCAACAATCACCCCAGTGGCCGTAGAGAGAGTTTTGCCGGACCCCCCTCCAATTCTACTGCCAAGCAGACCACCAGTTACAGCACCAACCAGCCCGCCTACCGACCCATACTTTCTGTCAACAGTTTTGCCGATTCTTCCTCCTATGGGACCATCTTCGCGAACTTGTACTAAAACGTCTTTACATACTCTTGTCGGCCTTCGGTTGACGACATCGTAATATACCGGTTCATAGGAAACCACTCGCGCTTCGACATAATCAGCACCATAGACGGATGTCGCACAGAACATAAAGGCAAATGCTAGCAGAACACTCATCGAAAAAACCATACCAGATTTATTTGGCATTATAGCACAATTCTGCGATTTTTTTACACTCTTCATCATATTTTCTTCCAAATAATCTTTATTTTCTTTGTAATATTCGAAAGCAACCAGTTTCGAAATGAGTCTTTTTTTCATTATCCGTAGTAGTCCGAGTGTGCTTCCTCTAGGCATAATATTGCCATCGGTCTTTCAAGCTTCCAAGCTTCCTTTTCCCAAGGAAGCTCGCGATATTCTGCATTTTCCCAATTTTTTGGAGATTTTTTCCACAACGTTTTAGTGTAACAGGCTCCGTGATATACGTCGACTAATTCCTTTTTAGCATATTGCTTAACGTGCACCATTTCGTGACACAATGTCGTGAGCAGATCAAACAGTTTTAGTCCCTTCTGTACACGAATCTCAAATGCTCTTGGGTTGTAGCCGCACAAGACATCAAGCGCGTTA